TAAAAAGTATCTTGTTCTTGATCTTGTTCTAATAGTACATAAAATACGTTTCTACTAGTAGTATAATAAGCATAGTTACTCCATCTATTACTCCAAGAGTAGTAGATTTCCATATAACTATTAGAGTAGTGAGAATAGCTATTAGGATTACATCTACTGTACGGTTTGTACATTGTCCAGTCTTCTAAGAAGTTAGCTTGGTTAGCATGTGTTCCTTCTGGCATCTGACATGTACTATTTCTACCTGATGAGTAGAATGGTTGAGACATTACATAACTTGTATAGTTTGAACCAGCTGGTGAGAAAAATGCGATTCCTTCTGGTGCAGTATTTCCTATACCCCAATAGTTACCATTATAGTAACCAGCTGCAGATGTTCTATCCCATCCTGAACCTGTTCCTGTCCAATAATGTCTAGTAAAATATCTATTGTTTGGATTATTATATGGTCTATCCATATAGTAAACCTCATAACATAAATGTACGCTTCCTTTACCGTTATTATAAGTACCTGGTGATGTAAAGTTTATTGTTGATCCATTATACGTAGTTGATAGTGTGATACCTGAGGCATCAACTGAGGCAATATAGTACTGTTGAAATCTTTCTAACCCTCCAATAGGAGAGTCTGCTTGTGCAGGTGCATATAGGATACAGTCATTAACTCTTAAGTCACTGTTAGCCCAAAGTATTTTATTACCAGAAACGTCTACTCCAGATGCTTTAAACTTAAATGAATAAGTAGATTTCATTTGTTTAGTTTCTGTGTTTGAGCCATCTGCTCTTAGAACACTTACAACTGTATTGTCAGGATCTACATATGGAAACCCGTCAGGTGCTGTTGTAGAAGTATTTTCTAGTTGAAGAACTTTTGGAGAAACAGAGTTAACTAAGTAAAAGTTGGATTGTGAAACAAATCCATGTTCGTTTGGTGTTGTTACTGTTACGGTTGATTGAACTGCTTCATCACTTGATATTCCTGTAGTTTTTTGATAAGGTATTTGAGAACCAGCATAAAACTGTCCTGGAGTGATAACCGTATAAGTACCGTCTAATCTAGCTGTAGATCCTTGACTAGCTCTAGACTTATAAGTAAACGTAGTATCATCAACTACAGTCTGTATCAAATACTTACCTTCAGCTGTTTGTGAGTTTAACCCTCTTATGTCTAAAGGAGTACCTTGAACTAACCTGTGAGGATTAGTAGTACTTACAGTAATAATGTCAGAGTTTGCTTTTGAAGATACTTGAACTACTCCACTAACTCCATAATCAGCATCTGAGATATAGTAGGATGGCACGTTATTAGATAACTCTACTGTTTCCCATTTTGTTGATTGAAGCCCGTACTCAAAGTCAGTATCAATAAGGTTTTCCGGATTTGATACTCTAATCTTACTTACTGGATCTACATATGTCTCATCTAGTGTTATTTCTTGATGATCTTTTTCTATGAAAATTTGCAGTTTAGAACCTGAGTCTATACCTAAGGTAGTCAGGTTTTTCTGCATAAAGAAATTAGTGTATTCTGTTACTCTATTAAAAGAGGAGGAAGTTATCCCTGATCCAGATACAGCGAAGTTATAGAGTATTCTATTATTATCTACATCTGAGATAAGTAACAGTCTTTCAGGTCTAACGTTATTCTCAATGGAAATTGAGTTATTGACTCTGTCTACACTATAGTGATTTACTAACGATTTTGCCATCTTATTATATTATTTTATCCTAATGCTATTGCGAAAGCTGCTGCCAGTCCATCTGTAACAAATGTTTGGTCTGCACCTCCTTGTGTTAAGTTTGTTCTTGCGTTTACTATATTTCCTTCTACTGTTGAAGTTGAAGTTAAAGATCCTGTCACAAATGAATCTTGCATTGATGTAAACCCGTTTCTTAGTACTACTTGATTTGCCATATTTATAAATATTTCAATATTAAAGCAACCTACTTACTGCTTTTACATTCCAGTTGTCAGAAGTAGTAGTTACCTGTAAGAGTACATTTGCACCGCTTATTGTAGTAGTTAAATCTACATCACCGGTATTTCCTATATCTGCTGTTGATGTATCAGCATATGTTATACTTGTTCCAATCCAAGCAGTCATTACTGTTCCTGCTCTACTATTCGTTCCATCACTTACTACGTAATCAAAAAATGCTGAGGAGTGAGAACCGGTTGCTAATGTCGCTACCGTTTCAGTTCCTGTATCAGCATCTGTGTTTTGATGATAATCATGAGATGCAGAGAGTATATTAAATGTTGAGTTAACTGTTAAGTCTCCGTCTATTGATGTTCCTGCTAGTTGATTTGAGCCAGATATTAGAGTAGGCTTTCCTGTTAGATCAACAAACTCTACTGTACCATCAAATGCTCCTTCGAAAGATCCAGAAAATGACCCAGAGATAACTGAGTTTCCTGTAATGGAAACTTTATTACCTGAGAAAGGCTGGATGGTATTTACTTTTAATATACTCATTTTATATAAATATGTTTAATTTTCTAATATACTCAATACTGAACTGCCACCAATCGTTAATGTCATATTAAGTCCTATTGGTCCAATCAAGTGTGCATTGTAAAAATCTGGTACTACTATATCACTATTAAGAGTTTGTGGGTGCATTAATAGTTCAGAAGAACCGCCACCTCCACCTCCTCCAGAGCCTGATACTATATGTCCTCCTTTAGCTACTACTATTCTACCTGTTACTGCTTCAGGAAATGTAACTCTAGCTGTTGACAGGCTAGGAGTGCTTATACTTGATGGTATAATGACTTCATCATTATCGTTATATACCTGTACTAATACATTTTTAGTATTAAAGTTATGAGTAGCAAGGTGTGATGTAACATTTGTAAAGTTATCTACTAAAGTAGCAGTTTCAGCAATCGTTGCTGTTACACCTGTTAATCCAGAACCATCACCAACGAATCCTCCTTCAGTTACAGTTAGTGAACCAGTTATTACAGCTGATCCGCTAAATGGAAATCCTGCTCCACTACCTCCAGCTGCTGCATTTAATGCGTAGGAAGCTGTTAATGCATAAGATGCAGTAGAATCTACTTGCATTGGACTTGAAGAACCTGATTGGTGTATTAATAAACTTCCTGAATGCTGTCTTAATATTATAGATGTATCTGTTGTTTTTCCAACATGCAGTTCATCTAATATAAGGTTTGTTCTTTGATTAGTATGGTTTCTTAGTTCAAGATTTTGGTCACCAGTTGAAGAAAGTCTTGTAGCACCTAAGTAGATAGTTGATCCACTTAAGTATAAATCATTCCATCTTTTTGTAGGAGATCCTAAATCAAATACTTCTGTTATAGAAGGTAGTATGCTACCGCTAATATTATATATTGCGTCAGATGAAGATACAATACCNTTAGGTACATTAGTTAGGTTGTTAAAGTTTCTATAATATGTNCCAGGTTGACCTCCAAGATTTGCTGCATTGTCAACTGANCTTGAAACTATATGTCCTGCTTTACCTATTACTACATTNCCAGATTTAGGTGAACTAAATCTTATTACTGCTGTATTTAAATCAGTAAGTTCTATAGATTGAGGAATGATTACAAAATCATTTTCATCATAAACTTGTACTACTACATTTTTAGTATTAAAGTTATGTGTAGCTGTGTGGGAAGTAGCATTAGTAAAAGTATCTGCAAAAGATGCTAACTCTGATACTTCTTGAGTACCGGATACTATATGTCCTCCTTTAGCTATAACTATATGCCCAGAAGTAGTGGATGCAAAATCAACTGTTACGTTATTAGTATCCGTTAATCTTATCCGAGCTGGTATTACTTGATCATAGTTAAAATCATAAACAGATACTAAAATATTTCTAGTATCGAATCCATGGTATACATTAGTACTTATTGAACTAGTAAAGGTAGAAGTTACTGTAACTGATTGAGCAAAAGTTAATCCTGTAAGTTCTGAACCATCTCCTACAAACTTAGATGCAGTTAATGGACCTATTACATTTAAAGAGCCTGTAATGATAGCAGATCCTGTATAAGGAAATCCATCAGCAGATTGTGAAATAAATCCTAATGCTGTTATTTGCCCAGATGATGAAACGATACCATCAATATCGAACAAGTTATCTATTTGAGCTGAGCTTGATATTACTCCTTCAGGTAGATTAGCTGCATCTCCTTGAACAAGTACGTGTTTCCAGGATGAACCTGTATAAAAAAGTATTTTATTACGGTCTGAGTTGAATATTAGATCACCATTCTGAGATGTCAAAGATGATGTCTGAGCATTGGTAAATGCATTCAGTCTCATTGACAGTCCTTTAAAAATAGCTGCTTCTGAACCGCTAAATATTATACTATTAGCTGATGTTAAAGTAGGAGTTCCTGTACCGTTCTTAGCTATATAAGAGTTAGCAGTAACGCTACCTGAAACTAAGACTGAACCTGTTACCGTTAAAGAACCTGATATTAAAGCTGAGCCTGTGTAAGGAAAGCCGTCGGCTGTTGGTATATTAGTTAATGCAGATCCATCTCCTTTAAAATAAGAAGCGGTTACAGCATTAGTTACATTAAGATTATTGAGAGCGGCGTCAGAACCACTAACAATCAGTTTTTTCCAGTTCGGCATGTCTACTTTATTACGGTTGGTTACAGGTTTGCCTGCCCACTTCCCTTTCAGGCCAATAATATACTCTTATAAATAGGGAAAGGGCTTAAAGCCCAATCTAACTATTTTATTTTTTCTAACATGGAGTTTAACTTAACCCATACTACATAAAATCTTTCAAACTCATGACCTTTATATTGTGAATCTCTTAAGTGATTAAGTATAAACTCAAGTTCAGCTTTAGTAAGATTGCTTTTGGAGATGGATTTGTTTACTATAATGTCTTTGGCGTCATCGCCTTTTAAAACTTTTTTGGCCGTAACTGGCATATAACTATTATTTTATGAGTAAATGAAAATATTACCTGTGTTATCTACTTTTATGTTACCGTTTTTCTGGTAATACGCTTCATCTATGTGGTTTATATCATTTTCATCTACTACTACAGAGATATGAGCTTCACTATTAGCTGATCCTGTGGTTGCAGCAATGTTTTTATTAACACCCCATCTTAAATCAGTAGCATCGAATAAAAATGCATCTCCTGCACCTGAACCTTGGTCTACAACAAGTCCTGCCGTGTCAGGATCAGTTGAACCTGAGTTAAGAAGGATATACTTGTCTTTTATTTCAGTATTTGTGGTGTTTAAGTAAGCTAATGTACCGTTTACTGTAAGATTACCGTCTATTTCAGCATCTCCTGTTAAGCTTAAACTGTTAAACGTTACATCATCGGTGATTTGTAGACCTAAATCAATATTTGAACCAGAAACCCCGTTAGTTACTAATACAGCTTGACCTTGAGCGTTAGAAGTTAATACAGAACTTGAAACTATGCTCGATCCTAAGTTATAAGTAACTTTATTGTTAGTTACTGTAGCTGATAAGTTATTACCGCCTTCAAACTTGAGAGAATCTGTTTTTAAATCGATAGTATCACCGCCGCCAGTGGCGCCTGATCCGCTAAAGGTTAGATTAGTTACTAATCCTGTTAACTGAGAGCCGTTCCCTATAAATGAACCTGAAAAGGACCCACTAAAGTTACCGAATGCACCGTCAGTAGCAACAATATCACCAATACCTGCTATAGGTGTGGTTGTTAAGTTGCCTGATGCTCCAGTTACTACACCGGACGAAAGAGAGTCTACTTGTAAGTTGGCTAGGTTAGCCGAAGACCCTGATACTATTATCTTTTTCCAAGTTGCCATGCTAAAATACTGTTATGTTAATAAATATGTCAGTTTATTCGTTTACTCCTAGGTATAGATTATAATCATTACCATAATACATACCTCCTTCTACTGGGGTTGGAGTAGAGCTTTGTGATATAAGTTGGAATACTCCTTCACTATTAACTTTTACTTTTTCTTCTCCGTTTATATCAATAGAAAAATACTTTGAAACCCCATCTAACTGTAGGTTAAACGAACCTGTAACTTCAAGGTCAGAGTTTTGTAATGTAAGTGATCCGGTTATACCTACTGATCCTGTTATACTGTGTATGTTTAAGAGATCAGAACCTATAATAGATGAACCAGATAGTTCATTACCGGTGGAGATCTCTTTCCATCCTGTTGCATTACCTTGATTTGCTGCATCAACTAGTACATAATAGCGATTAGTATCCTTTTCATATACAGTTAACCCTTCATATACATTAGCTGAAGATAAAGCATAACGAGCGGCAACGTTTTCAACGCTAAACCTTGCATCTGCTGGTTCGTTGTTAGTTATATTAAACCCGCCTGGTAGTATTATTGCCATATCTTATGTTAAATCGTATGTTATACTACTTCCGGCTCCACCGGCTTGTAGTGTATTTGTTTTATATACCTTGTATTGACCTATAGTTGTTACACTAAACTGTCCTAGTACCCCAAAACCGCTAGTAGTAATGTTGGATAAGTTACTTCTTGAACTATCATATACTATATAGTGGAACTTATCTCCAGACCATGCTATAGTTACACTATCTCCACTTGGATTAGTGTTGCCTTTATCAATAGTGCCTACATCTCCACCTATAGTGGTATCCCAAAAAGCTAAATCTGATAGTTGACTTGTATTAAATGTAGTTAAAGTACTTGCTCCAAACCTTACACTTCTTATTTTACTGTATGTATTAGTTCTTGTACGTGTAGTACTAGTGTCAGGTGAGTTTTGACCTGATGGAGAATCATAATATGCAGTAGCTGTTATAGATATAGATGATGATCCTGTTAATGCACCAGTAATATTATAAGGACTTGTTAGATTTGTTTCAGTTCTATCAAGCTCCCATTGGTTACTTGTAGCAGATGATGATGAAGTAAATGTAATACTACCTGTAGCTCCTTGTTCTATTTGATTTGAACTATATCCTAACTGTACTGATGGTGTAGATGTTAGTGAAGGTTGTGCAGGATTAGTTTTTGATAGTGTTCCAGTAACAGTATCACTGTTTGTATATATAGAGTTATCTAAAGGCGAACTAGCTGTATAGATTAGTGTGTAAGTATGACTACCTATTGATGAAGTTGGTAAGGATATTGATGTTCCTGTATTAACTTCTGATAGTAATACATTGCCTTCGTATATAGATGCAGTATGTATAATGTATCCTCCGTTATTCCATGTAGCATTTACATCGTACGAATCAGATGTTTGGTTAAATCTATCGGTATCAAACCCAGATAATGCTATATTAATAGAAGAAGGTTGTGCAGGTGTACCAAAAGTAAGTGTTAACCTACCGCTACTGTAAGTAGCAGCAACATCTGCATCATAATCATTGATTTTTATCTCTTTTAAGTTAAGATCACTACTACTTACATAAGTCATAGCTCCTGCTCCTGATATTTCAGTAGCTATTTGGGCTGATGATGATAAGATACCGCCTGGTATTTCTTCTAACTGACTATATTTACTACCAGTAATGAATCCTAAATCGGATATCTGTGCTGATCTTGATACAATACCTGTTATACTTGAAGATAAAAACCCTAAAGCATCGATTTGAGCTGAACTACTTATTAGAGCTTTACTTTCTATAGTAGTTAATCTTGTATCTAATAAAGAAGATGATACATTTTCAAATGAAGAAGAAGTTTCTAATAAGGAAACTCTACTTTCTANTGATGCAGTAAATATATTTAATGAACCTGATACATCATTAAGGTTAGCTATGTACTGATTAGTAGAACCTGTCCATTCTGATATAGATGCTGTCCATAAAGTAATAGCTCCAAACTTAACTTGATCTGCTCCTTGACCAGATTCTAATGTAGTTATACGTAATCCTACATCACTACCATTTAATATTAAGTTAGAACCTGATATTTTAACAGATCCAGTGATTGTAAGTGCATTAGGATGGGGTACTATACTAGAAGCAAATACACCATCTTTGCTAAATACTAACGATCCCGATAAAATACTATTAAATCTACCTGCCATCTTATATATCGTTTATATTTCCAGTGGTTTCAGTAGTTACTTTAACTGCTGCTTTAGAATAATACTTTTTTGTATTGTGAGCTTGTGCATTTATAGCATCTGTTACTATATGACCAAGTAGATTTATATTAAAGTTAGTCTTAACTAGTCTGTCATTACCTTGAACTAACTCAGTAGCAGTTGTATAGTTATCAATCATAGCTCTAAATCTAAACTTAGATGGATTTCCCCAGTAAGAATCAGAAGCAAAGTTAATACCTTCAATGATTTTATTGTTTTGTTCCATATAATCAGTATAAATAATACAACTATACACTATATTTACATAATCTGGTATAGCTACTGCATAGTATTCTTTAACAGGTTCTCTGTTATTCAATACATCAAACTTATCATATGAGTTTTTTCTTGAAAACTTCTTTTGAAATACTCCAAAGTGCACTGGTTTATTGCCATCTAGCTTATTTCCTAGGTTTCTATTGCGTTCTAGACTATCTCTTCTAAATACTATGAGAGGTGCTTGCATTTTACCGTTTTTATCACGGTAATACCCGTCTTTCTGCATAGCTGCCCACCTTTCAGGTGAACCATACACAATAGGAACGTTTATTACTTTACCATTCTGTGTAACAGAGGGTTTTAATACTTCATTAAAGTAGTAAAAGATAGCTTCATCAATATCTTTTATACCAATAGTAAGATTCTCAACGTTATCATTACGATTTAACTGGTAAGCTCTATTATTTGTAGTAGATGTGCTTAAACCTAAGCTTTCGTTAGATAGTTGCTCTTGAGATTTAGGAGTTGGAGTGTTTTCTGCCATATTATCTTACTTCTGTTATGCCAACTCTGTCGGCTCTTGTTAAATGACAATCTAAAATAATAGAAAGTGAAGAACCAAACCCGTTACCATAAGAAGTAAGGTTATAACTCTTATCTCTACCTAAGAGAAGTTGATTTTCTCTAACTGTATCAACTTCATAGAAGTCATTATGCCATTGAACTATATCTCCTACTTCAGGAACTACACTAGTATCTACTAAATCAGGTCTTAAAAAGGCAAATGATGCTTCTCTACCTAAATCTGGTCCGAAGTCATCAATATCTATCACTTGATCACCTCTAGTTATTAAACAGTTTAGTTTTACAGCTGCCCAATAAGACTTCTGTAGTGATTCTCCATATAAGTTAACGTCTAAGTCTTCTAAACTTAACTTATGGTAAAGAATCTCTTGTTCTACTATATCTTTTAGTAGTTCTCTGTTAATATTAACGAGTAAATCGAAGTCTCTTCCTGATCCAAATAACATATTAGTATTCTCCTGGTCTTTTCATACGTTCAACTGAGTTTGAAGCTACTTTAAACGCATTTATTTCTACATACTTACTCATTGCATTCTGTTTTAATGATGTAAATGCTTCTGATGATGGTTTAGTTGTGATTAGTTTAACTTTAAAAATATACTTATTAGCTACATCATCCGATCCTGCTATAGTGCAGGTAGTAACACCGGGAAGAGCTCTAATAAGGTCAGCTAGTACAGAAGGACTAGTATCTCTACTCACAACTTGTACCATAGCACGGTAAGGTGTGTATATAGCCTCTCCTAATATGATATCTTTTAACTTCATTATCCTACGTATATTGTCATAGGCACATCGCCTAAGGTTTTCTTTAAGTTTTCTCCTTCATTAGCTTTTCTTTCTAACTGAGCTTGTCTAGATGTTTGGTCTAGCATCTCTTTTAGTTGAGTATGTAATGATTCTTTTTCTGATCTTGCATCAGTTAATAGGTCTGCTTGGTTTAATGTAGCTTCTGATCCAGGTACCGGTACTGTTTGGTACTTTCCTCTTACATATGCTAATAGTTCTTTAGCTAATGCTAAAGTATACCTAAATACCCATTGTCTACCTACACTGTTTATTTGATTATAGCTAGGATTATTATATGGTACTTCAGCAACATTTGTTACTAATCCTGTTCCATTTAGATAACTAGCTGCTTTCTTTTCATTTACTTTATAGTATTCAAACCTTAAGTTGTAGTTTTGTTTAGGTATTGGAAATATTTTAAGTCTGTTATTTACAAGTTCGAATGTATATGCTGATCTTCTTATTTGATCATTAAACTCTATTGCTTGTACTTTAAGTAGGTCATATGATGCTGGCATTAATAAGAAGTTAACTCCAGGACTAAATGAACCGAAGTCAAAAGCATCCATTAACGATTGTACACCTGTACCTGTTCCTGCATAAGGATCAAAGTACCTTAATATAGCAGGTGGTGATTCATAAAATACTTTTCTTACTTCTATACTACCATCAACTCCTTCAGCTGTTGCCCATGCATCTAAATCGTATTCCTGTTTAGACATAGTTACTGAAAGAGAGCCTGTATGTCTGGTTACGAATCCTCCTACTTCTGCTTCAGTTCCGTAGTTTTTACCAATATTAACAACTCTATCTAATGTAGGGTTAATTATTTTATTATTAGCCGATCCTGCAGTACTATCGCTACCTTCTAATGATAGGTAGTTTTCTCTAATCTTATATTGAAATACTTCATTGCCGTAAGTTGTAACTGCCTCTTCAAAACAGGCAAAAAAGTTCTGATCTTGAAGCTCTACATCCATTAAAGGAAAACCTAAACGAGTACCACAAAACTTTGCTACCTTAGTTGCATCAGTTTGAAAATCAGCATCGCTATCATAAAATCCGAAGGGGGTTGAGCTACCAGAAGTAAAAGTAGCTGATCCATCCCATATAGTTACACTTGCCATTTATTACAGTTTTATATAAATAGCCAAAAAAAAAGAGGGCCGAAGCCCTCTCTTTATTATTATTCTAAGTTAATCTTAGATCTGAGACAAGTCTGAGATAAAGATTTTTCCGTAGAATTCTGGTCTGATCATCTTCTTAGCGTAACGAGTCATTAAACCTTTACGTGGAGTAAATGTTTCTGGATCGTATACTAAAGGAGTCATCATTAATGGTACGTAAGGTGCATATACAGCTCCTGTTTCTAGGAACTGGCTTCCTCTAAATCCTAATAACAAGATGTTCTCTGTCATGTAAGGATTTTTGTACACTTTAAAGCGGTTAGCTAAGCTACCTACTCTTTGTACGCCCATGTTAAACTCTGCCTGATCTCCATCAGTTGCAGCAGCATATCCTGGAATAGATTCTAAGATAGTAGCTACGTTAGGTGAAGTTACGATAAAGTTTGCTCCACCTCTTAATGTCTTCTGGTGGATTTTGTTAGATACTTTTTGAACTTTAGTTCCTAGTGTTTGGAACCACTGTCCTTGAGTATTGTAGAAATCAGAAGTAGAAGTAGTCCAATCTGAACCTCCCCATACTTTGTTATTCTCAGCAGACCACTTATCTGTAGTTCTTGCTTGAGAGATCAACATATCAAGAATCTCTAGATCGATTTCCATTGAGATATATTCACTTAATAGTGAAGTTAACTCAGCTTCAGCATCGATAGAGTGATATGCGTTAAGATCTTGAGCAAATTCTGGAGTCCACTGTGCCTTTAACTTACGTGTTTTGGCAACAATTGCTTCAGAAGCAAGTTTAACGTCGATTTCTGGTATAGTGATTGATGTATCAACAGCAGCACCTGAAGAAGCTTCAAAGTCTCCTCTGTCGTTGTCTACTGGTTGCTTGTGATAGTTGATTACAGGAGTAGCAGCGTTTGCTAGGTGAGTTCCTGTACCATATTGTACAAATACGATATTAGAACCGACTACCTTAGTATACTGAGGTAAAACAGTAGTACCTACTAATCTAAACGCTCTAACGCCTAGTTCATCAAATCCTGGGATCTCAGAAGTAGCAATAGTTACTGTTTCTAAAGTCTGTCCTGCAATGTTTGCTACTGCATCAGTGTCATAGTTTACAGATGCAGATGTAGCAGTTGCTACAGTAGCAGAAGTTCCTCCAGCAGAGGCTACTTGGTTGATTGAGTAACCAAACTGTCCAGCGCCATAAAGACCACCAGCTACGTCAGTATCTACTCCCATCTTTACAGATGCAGATGATACGTTACCGTATAGGTTTTCTCCGTCACCTCTACCATTGGTAGCAGTTCCGTATTTAAAGTCTAGATAAAATACTAGACCTGAAGGTAAGTTCATTGGTTGTACAGATACAAAGTCCTGTGCAACGATTTGTGCGAATACTTTACGTACTAATGGTAAAGCTACGCCAGCCCATTGTTCTCCTCCGCCAGCAGAAAAGCTTCCTCCGCCTACG